CTACCCCCGTTCGTCACGGTCACCCATCGAGACACCCTCGCCCCCTGCCCCGACCCCGTTGGCGTTGGGTCCGACCCCGATATCCCCGTAGCCCGTTTGTTGGCCGGCCTGAATAATCGCGCCAGGAACGCTAGCTGTGGTCGAGGCGGACCGCGAGGCTCCCTCGCTTACGCTCGGGAGGCTCGCGCCCGCTTCCCTGATGCGAGCGGCCTGCGTGGTGGACTGACTGAAAATCGGCTCCAAGAGCGGCCATGCGGTGAATATGAGCGACCGATCCTGAAACGTCGCCAGAACGCCGTAGGGCTCGCGCGTGACGTTCCAGCCCAGGGCCCGCAGCTGATCGCTGGTCAGCCGCTCTAGCGCCTGTCCTTGCGGCGTACGCCACTCCAATATATGCCGCTGCCCGATGGTCCCCGCGTAGCGCGGGCGAGCCGATTTAGCCATTTCCAGCAACATGCGCACGCCGGCCGGGTACTTGGCGAACTCGTCCACCTTGGGCCGGTCCTGCACACCGGCCGTGCCGTTGCTTTGCGATACCCGCCGCGGCGCATGACCAGGCGTCGTAACAGGCTCGTCGTCGGTTTTCGCCGGCACCGCATACTCCGGCGCGTTCGGGTCCTCTTCCCCAACAATCGTGCCGTTGCCAGCGAAGAACGACCAAATGCCACCGATCGCCAGCACGACCAGCACGGCCATACCAATCGCCGGCATCTTGATCACCTGCCAGACGGTCTTAGAGCCCGCCGTGTACGCGCCCGTGTTCTTGGCTTCGGCCTGGAACCCTTTGTACAGCGGGTAGACCTCCGCGTCGTAGTCGTGCGTTTCGCTGCTGATCTTCTCAAACTTGCCCATCGTGTCGCCGACGCTGTAGAACCGCACCGCATAGCGATCCTCGCGACCCAGGGCGTTGAGCTTGGTGAAAACGCTCTTACGCTCGATGCGCTGCCGAATCGAGCTATGCAGGCGCCCTAGCGCCTGCGTCATCACAACGATATCCAACCCAATGTGACCGTGCTTCGCGAAGAAAGCTTCTTGCTCCTTTGCGAGCGCCTGGCGACCGGAGACGTAGAACTCGTGCACCTCGTCAATCACGATGAGCGAGTCGGGCTTGACGTTGAACTTAGGCGGGTCGTCTCCGAACGCAGTGAACAGCGGCACGACTTCATCGGGACCGACCAGCGTCAGCAGCTCACGCACGCGGGTTTCGGGCAGCTGCAGATACACAGCGATCTTTTCGTGATCCAGGCCGTTCAACCTGGCGTAGACATGCCGACCACCCTTGATCGCCGGCAGAATGTGCGTTTTGACGGCGTCGTAGCTTTTGCCGGCACGCGGCGGACCTTCGTTGCAGATCAACATGCGATCACCACTGGAACAGAGTGACGAGCTTCCGCACCATGCGGTAAGCGTAGGCGGCGCCGATCATCCCGAGGCCCTCGCCGATCTTGAATGTGTCCATGGCCCACCCGACCGTCGGGCCAGCCGCTGCCAGCAGCGAACACATCGAGTACTGCGTAATGAAATCCGGCAAGCTGATCTGATCCAGAACGTACAGATAGACGCCCGCGACCTGCTTCATCCAAATCATGAACAGGTCCGTGAAGAAGCCCTCAATGGCCTCCCACAGCGCTTCGATCATTCCCGCAAGCCAGTCGGTAAATTTCTGTAACCAACCCATAGTGATTTCCTCAGTAAACCGCGATGCGGAACGCGGCAAACGCCGCCATTGCCAGGACAACGTAAGCGCCGTACGCAAGCAGGTCGGAGACCATGCCGGTGCAAAGCGCGTCGAAGGTCTGCACGCCCATCCACTCGCCGCCGTCGTAGGTCCACACCGGACACGCGCCGCCGAACGTGCAATTGCCGAAGAACTGGTACAGCTGTTCGCCCAACTGCGTCGTCTTAGCGGCGTTCATGTAGGTATCGAGCGCCTCGCTGGGCGTCAACGGCTCGCCGTCGTATAGCTCCCCTACCCCCTCGCCCGCGTCGCCAGGCTTGTCGCCTTCGTCGTCGTCATCTTCTTCACCAGGGCCGGGTTTGCCTGGGTTGTCCGATCCATCATTGGGATTGCCACTGCCAGGCGTCGTGTTGGGCGTGCCGGCGTTGTTGCTGGTGTTCGTGTTCGTGGTCGTGTTGTTAGTGATGTTCGTAATGCTGCTGGTGCCGCCGGGTTGCCAGTTCTCGCCGGGGCGTGGCTGCGGACCCGCGGGCGGCGGCGTGCCAGGTGTAGGCGCCGGCGCGGTGATGTTGACGTTCTCGGTGCGATCCGGGTTCGTCGCATTGAGCGCTTCGTTGGGCTTGCCGCAAAAGGTTCGACCGCCCTTCGCACTGGTCACACACTGCCGCCCCTTCGAGTCGAGGCAAATCTTGTGACCGCCCTCCGTGAAGAAACAGAAATTATCCTTCGGCGGCTCGGGCCGCGGTGCTTCGGGTGGACACACGCCACCGGTAGGCGTGTAGCTGCCGCGGTTCTGGAATAGCTGATTTCCGTTGTCAATATCGACGCGGAGTTTCGTAGTCGCCTGGCTCACGTTGAGCGTGTACTCGCATCCACGCTGGCACTTGTTCGATATCGCTTGCGGATTGTAGAACCCGGCATCAGTCGGCGTGCGTTGCGTGCACGTTTGGCCCACGTCGTAGCTAAAGTTGTCGGCATCCCGGCGCTGCCCGTTTGGATGCGTGTAGCGCAACGTGTAAATGCCAGCAGTCGCGTCCACCGAGTGTTCGCACGCCCAAGCGGTGTAGCTCGGCTCACTGGCTTTCCAGTTGACCATCTCTTTCATGCACGCGGTGTACGCCGTTCCCTGGTCAACGGAATGACTGCCGGCGTGGGCCTTGCCCAAGCCGCACCAAGCAAGCACCGCCGCGACGATCACGTAGGCGATGCGGCGGGCCGTGGCGTGCGCCAGCGCACGCGCGAAGAAGTTAGCGGCGTGCTTCATTGCGAAGCCTCGTTGTAGCCGAGGGAGCCCGCGTGCGCTGCGAGCGCGCCGAGCATTCCGAGGAAGATGCAGACGAGCATATGGCCTCCAAAGAGAGAGGGCCGGGAGTGATCCCGGCCCTGCCCTGGTTCTCGATCAGCGGAAGAACGTCGCGACCTTGTTGGTCGCCCAGCGGGCGAAGCCGGGCGCGGCCTTGATCGCGCCAGCACCGATGATGGCCGTGACCGCACCGGCCGAAGCCAGACCCACGAGGATGTCGCTGAAGTCCATTGTGTTGCTCCTATCATGTTGGTTGTGATGCGACTGGCGGCTAGTCGCGTTCGGTTGAAACCGCCTTAACGACGGAGCCCACGAGCGATCCCGCGACGTTGCACACGAGAACGAACCCGAAGGCTCCGACGAGCCAGGACGCAGCGATTTCCGGTTCCGGCCAGGTGAACAGGTCGGACAGGAAACTCATCTGCGCGTGTTCGGTGCTGCTGACCAGTACGTAGCCCGCGCACTCGCTCACCGGTTGCCCGGTGCTGGTCAGAGTGCCGTCGGCATTGAGAACTACGCACTCGGCCACGGCGGTTAGCCCTTAGCCGCGACGGCGGCCGGACGCTCGGGGATGAACGCCAAGCGACGGCCATCGATGCTCAGGCGGCCGAAGTCGCCGATGGTCAGCGCGGGCATGAGGTCGAACGTGTACAGGCCCGGCTTGAGCGCGTTGCGCGCGTCGTCGTGGTTGATGTTCATTTCCTTCGGGAACTTCGACCCGAGGTAGACCCACACCTTCTGTTCGTGGATTTCGTACGGCTTGCCCTTCGCGGACACGCCGCCACGCGAATCGATGAAGTCGGATTCGACTTCGGCTTTGACGATCAGCTTGTCCATGGTTTTTCCCTTTGCTCAGCCGAGAGATATGCGGTAGTGCGCGCAATCGGCTTGTGCTTGCGCGCCCCGAGTAGTGCATCGCCCAACATGCCGGCGAGTTCGGCGCGTGAATCACCGAGCTTGCGCAGGCGCCTGGGCACCTTTTCGTTACGGATCAGATCGGCCGTCATCGACGCGCCGACGGAGTCGCTCAACATCGACAGCGCAGCGCCACACGTCACGGTCAGCCACTCGACCACCTTCGCGACCGCGATATCGGCCTCTTCCTGCTGCGCCTCGCGCTGTGCGCGCATGGCGGCGACGCCACTGCCGTCGACGGGCAGGAATTCCAGATCGGGGTACTGCGTGAGCAGAACGCCAGGGCTTCGTAGGTGATCCAGGCTGAGCCCGAACTCCGCGCCGCGATACTCAATTTCGTAGCGCGTCCACGGCGACTCGGGATTGCCCAGCTGCTGGCCCTTGCTGTAGATGCGAAGCAAGCGGCCGGTGCGGTTTCCGAGGTAAAACGTGCACCCTGCCCCGGTCTCGCCGTCGTCAATGAACTGCACCTTCTTGGAACGCTGGCCACGCACCGGAGTAAAGCCACCGTGCAGGAAATTTTCATAGGCGCCACGCGGCGATCCATAGCGACCGGTGAAATCGTCCCATGCCGCATCGATTCGACCGATGCTGTGTTCGATGCCGCTCAACGCGTCAGCGAGCGCCGGCATATTGATGCGCGCGCACGCCTGTCCGGTCAGATCGATGTGCACTGTCTCGGCGTTGCCGCCAACAGCGATGTGGCCGCACTTCTCGCCGTGGTGAGTGAGAATCTTGAGGTGATCGGTGTAGCCGTTGATCCCGCGACCGGTAAGCTCACCGAACACCAACCCAGGCGCGACGCTTTGCAGCATCGTCCTGGCGATCACCGCCATGCCACGATCCAGGCGCGAGCCGGTCATGCGCTCCATCGGGATACGACCGGTGCAGTCGAGCTTTTCCAGCACGGCCACCGACGCGGCGCGCTCGCGCTCGGTGATGTCCCATCCACCCAGCGACGCATCGAACAGCACCGCCCTCAGATCATCCAAGCCATCCGGCTCGGGGCGCTGCCGGCGAACACGGGTTAGCACCCGGCGCAGGCCCTTGAGCGTCAAGCTCAGGTAATCCACAAAAGCGGGTAGATCACCGCCTTCGGCGAGGGTTTCGCAGGGCAGAATCCTCCCCGTGTTACTACACGGGGAGCGCTGCGCGCCGTGGACGGCGACGGCGGCCGCGTACGACGCGGCAGCGGCGTCCGGCACGCCCAGGCGCTCGCCGTCGGAGATATACCCCCCCATCGGGATGGGGGGTATTTCCTCGCACCCTGGCCGAACCGGCAGGAACGCGATGCACGATGCAGGCGGCACCTTGGCGCGGCGGCGGCTCAATGCAGTTCCCCGACGTTGGCGAGACCGCCCGCACGCTCGGCGTGCAGCAGCAGGTAGCGAGCGATCGATGCCTGCAGCACCGCTTGATCGGCGGCGCGGAACTCGGGGCCGTAGGCTTCACCACGGAAGTACAGCTGCGCGACCAACTCGCGGCCTTCTTGGTAGACCGAGAACTCCCACGCGGAGCCGTCGCAACGGTAGCGACGGAAGGCGGTCACAGCGCGCACCCACAGTCACCGCAGAAGCCCTCTTCCTCATCGCGCTCGGTAAGCTCGGCCTCGCACTCGGGACATTCGCCGTCGTCGTCGTAGTCGCTCCACTCGCCACCGCACTTCGGGCAGTAGCCGTTCTGGATGCCGTGGAGCAAAGCATCATCATCGGGCTGATAGCCGCAGTGTTCGCACTCGACCTCGATTTCGGCCGCTTCGCCGCAACGCGGGCAGTCGCCGCCGATATGCTCGGCGGTCAGCGGATATGCGCAGTACGGGCAGTCGCAGAGGCTTTCGCTCATGAGTTCGACCTCAGGAAGCGATGCGCGCCGGTGAGCGCCAAGTGCAGGCCGAACAACATGAAGGCGAACCACGTCACCACGTCGAAGGCGTCATCGTTCGGTGGCGACGCCATCAAGACTCCGATGCAGACCAAGCCGGCGATGAGGCGTCCCATCACGCGACCTCGCGGTCAGAGCGGTTTGCAGGGTGAAGCTGGGTGGAGCGGTCATCGTGGGCTGCGCCCACACCCGCCGCATGCCTCAGCTGGGCTTGCATCAACAACTCGGCTTCGCGCTCTTTCGTGCCGGTCAACGCGGACCACGCGCGCATGAGCGCGCCGCCGAACCCGATGACTAGATACGCGCCGAGCCAGATAACGAAAACGGCGAAGGTCAGCATGCATCACCCCGCAGGGCGAGCTTTTCGAGCATGCGGCACTCGCCGGCCTGGACGCGGCGATACAGCGCGTACGTACGCAGCTGCATCGCACGCTCCGCTTGCTCAGCGTGATCGGCCTCAAGGTCGAACCTGTCGGCGGCGTCCAGATGCAGGTCTATGGCATCGGCATGAAGCGCGGCGCGGTCGAAATCGACTTTCATCCCCTACCCCTTCCCCTTGCGGCCGGGGACTTCGGCGGCGGGTGGAGGGGAGCCCCCTACCGCCGGGGCCTGTCCCCGGCGGGTCGGCCCTTGTCAGGAACTGCCTGACAAAAAGCCTTGTAAAGTAGTATCTGACACCCTGTCAAGAGATTTCTGACATGAGCGCCACAACACGCCTGCTGGACGCCTGGAAAAAGGCAAAAAACATCGACTCCGACAACGCCGCAGCGATCACGCTCGGCCTAACACGTAGCGCCGTGAGCGAATGGCGCCTCAACGGCGTACAGGGCCGCGCGGGCGTGATCGCGCGCATGGCCAAAGACCTCAGCGAGGATGAAGCGGCGTGGCTGGCGCTGATCGAGTCGGAGCGCGCCCGTACAGACGCAGACCGGAAAGCCTGGGCCGCAGTGGCGCGCAGGCTGGGGGCGGTGGCGGCAGCGCTAGTGCTTGCCATCGCCCTGATGATGCCCGTCGGTGCACAGGCCGCGCAGACCGCGAAGGCGAACCTGAACGACAGCACCCACTATGCATTATGCGAAGTATTGCGCGAGGTTCACGCAAGGCTCCGCACGGCGTTTAGGAAGGCTCTACCTCTCCGACGTAATTACTCCCCCCTTTGACCGGGTACCCGCTGTTTCGCGGGCCTCCTCCCAGATATCCGATTTAGGTCAACGAGCCGAGCGTCTCCGTGCCAAATATCTGAATTAGGTCAAACCGGCCGCCCGCGCTGTCGCCATCGATCGCGGACCTCGCTTCCCATTTACGCTGGCTGCCTTCGCCTGACTGCTTGCCTCGAAATGCGGGCTCCTGTTCCATTGGGCAATTGCTCGAACTAAAGACTCCTTCTTGGGCCTCGTGATCGACAACCTCATGGACGGACCTTCGATGCAACTGACCACCATCACCTCGCTGCTCGGCAACATCAGTGTCGTCGTCGCATTGGCCTTCATAGCCACCGCGCTGTGGGTCTGGGCCCGAACGCGCTCGACGCACGTGCTGGTCTATCGCCTGTGGCGCTGGTTTACCGACCGCCAGGAAGTGACTAACGCGCGCATCAAGGAGTTCTTGGACGATCAGAACAGCTTGATGTCGTTTCGCTTCATGTCGGGACTGCATGCGCAAACAACCACGCATGCCCAGACACTCATTCGCACGATCGAGCGCCACGCATTAGACGTTTCCGACATCCGACTGGCTGGGGCTTACATCAGCGTGGAGTCAACAGGATTCCGCGTCGCAAAGCTGCCCAAGCCGGTGTGGCAGACCGCCAAGCGGGCACTGATGACCGTGCTGCTGTCCGCGGCCATCCTGGCCTTCTTGGGGACCGCGGTGGACACGGCCCTGTTGCGGTTCAAGAGCAGTGGCACTTGGTTTGCCTTGACAGCGGATTCCGCCCGACGCCTGGAATTCAGTGCGCTGCCGTTGCGTCCAGAAGACTGCCAGGCAGCGTTGTCGGAGAAAACCGGGTTCAGTACGCTAGAACGACAGCAGATCTGCGAGGCTTGGCGAGCGCCTACTACCAACGCGTTCCTAACCGAAACTGTTTCTACGCAACGACTGAGTTTCCTGCTGTTGGCGGGGCTGCTTCTGTTCTTGGCATGGCACCCGTTTAGTTCTTTGCGTCGATCCTTGGCCGCCGGACGCGTAGCCGCACAGTTGGCAAAACGCGATCGACAGCCGGCCCTCGAGCTAGCCGAGCAAACAAGCGCCGCCGATTAGCCCGACTTTTGGGGCGTCTGCCCTGCGAATTGCACTAGAGGTCGTTCTTCGGAGGGTTGATCGCTCCTTCGAAGGCCCAACGCAAGGCCTCGGCGTCGACCATAGCGTGGTGGCGCAGTACCCTCGCCTGCGGTCGATTCTTGAAGTAGGCTTCGACGCGCATCAGCACGTCGCCGAGGCGACCATCATGGATGTCCGCCCGGAAAAATTTGATGCACTCAGCCGGGACTTCATGCGCAACTCGCGGGGACAATCCCGTACAGATCCCGTGCATTCGGGACATAGTCGCGCAGATTCTGCCAGTGGGACCGCGAACTCCGCGAAGCTCAGCTTGGTATGGCACACACGTGAACCTCGGCTACAGCGAAGACTCTGTACTCACACTCAAGCCTCATCGTGGATACCATGACCGTATGAGCGACGACACAGTATTTATTGGCTATAGCGGCGGTCTCTTCGCCACGGTCATGGGCGGCAAAGAAATCTGGAGTGCTCGAACTCCGCAGGAATTAATTGCGAAGCTTGATGCCGACGGCATTGCACGGTCTCGACTGGAACTGATCGAAATCGATCGTCTTAGCTGTCCGGATCACGCGCTAAACCCGAAGGATGCCGAAGCTTTCCGGACGATTCTTGGTGAAACAAAGAAGAAGGATGGCTAGACCGGGGCTTGAAAAATTAGCTCTCGACTGAAGATTTAGTGTGCTTGCGCGGCACACGAACGGTCCGATTGCCACTGGATTTCTGCGGTTTCGGCTGGGTATCGCTCCCGCGCATCACCGCTTCCAAGGCCGCAGGTAGATCCTGAAGTTTGGCCAATTGCTTCTCAAGCACATCGGCCCGAGCACGCTCGATGCCGGCGCTCCGGCCAGCCTCATCGGCCGTAGCCTTCGCTTGTTCGGCGGTCTGCAGGAGCGCTTTCTCGCTAGCTGCATGCGCCTTAACCATTGCCGCAACGCGAGCCTGCAGCTCCTTGGCCTCCTGGCGAGCTCGGTCAACTTCTGCGTGAGCGCGATCCTCAACCATCCGGATATGCTGCCTCAGATTTTCCCGCTCGATGGTGGACGACTCCTGCAACTCCTGGAGACGGGCGTCGGCCGCCTTGCGTACAGCATCGGCGTCAGCAACCTGTGCGAGAGCGGTATCCCGTTGCCTGGATGCTTCCTGGAATTGTCCCTCAAGCTGCTTGACGAGGCGTTGGAGCTCCGTCGCCTGGGTTAAGGCCAACCGCTCGGCGTGGGCAGCCGCTTCAACCTTGTCACGCAATGCGCCGGCTTCGCTGGCGAACTCCTGATGCGCTCGGTGCACCGCGTCCTGCTCAGCCTGAAAGGCAGCGCGATCCGCAGAAAGTGCCTCCAAGACAACTGCTCGAGCGTGTTCAAGCGCCATCGCCCACCACTCTCCTGCCAGGACGGTGATCGCTTCTGGCGCCTCCCGGACTGCGAGCCGCCGTTCCTGGGCTTGAAGTCGTTCGCCTAGTCCTTGCCACCAGGTTTCCAGCCAGCGCGTGACCGTGTTTGGCGACCCGGTGCCCAAGTGGGCACGAATGCGCTCAACGGTCGGCCGTTCGCCGGCCGCGACCAAGGCGTCGGCCGCGATGTGGACGTCGGATTCGCTGATACCTCGGGCCATGGAAGTGCTCCTACACGGGCGCCCTGCTCTGCTGATTTATACTCACGATAAGTGATGATTATCGTGGGTATAAGCTCTATTTCGTAGTATACACTACATAATATGAAAGATAATTCCACAAATCTTGCCCTCGCCCAAGCCGCGAACAGCCTGGTGCTGCCCGCCCAGTTGGCCCAGCAGGCGGCCGAGGCGGTACGGGAACTCTTGGCCGAAGCCGCCGCGGCCAACACCACCCGCAGCTACGCCAGCGCGCTACGCTACTGGGCGGGTTGGCATGCCGCACGCTACGGGGTCGACCTGATGCTGCCAGTGCCTGACGCCGTCGTCCTGCAGTTCGTGGTCGACCATGTGGTCCGGCGTAACGCCGACGGCGAGCTGACGTGGGAACTGCCACCGGAGGTTGACCAAGCCCTGGTGGCCGCCGGCCTGAAGGCCAAACCCGGTCCTTGGACTTTATCCACGGTCCGGCACCGGGTTGCGGTGTTGTCCACCGCGCACCGACTCAAGCAGCAGCCCAATCCCTGCGAGCAGCCAGCTATCCGCACCGTGCTCAGCCGTGCGGCCCGTGCTTCTGTCAAACGCGGCGAGCGACCACGCAAAAAGACCGCGATCACCTTGGCCGAGCTGGAAGCGATGCTGGCCACCTGCGACGACAGCCTGGAAGGACTGCGCGACCGTGCCCTGCTCTGCTTCGGATTCGGCAGCGGCGGACGCCGGCGCAGCGAGATCGCCGCCGCCGATATGCGTGACCTGCGGCGGATCGGCGCGCAGGGTTACCTCTACCGGCTCGAGCACAGCAAAACCCAGCAGGCCGGTGTCACCGCGTCCTCGACCCCGGACAAGCCGGTGCTTGATCGGGCCGCGTTGGCGCTGGAGGACTGGCTGACTGCGGCGGGAATCACCGATGGGGCCATCTTCCGGCGGCTGTGGAAGCAGCGCGTGGGCCCTGCCCTATCGCCGGCGGCCGTGGGCGAGATCGTGCAGCGGCGCGCCCGGCTGGCCGGGTTGGAGGGGGATTTTGGCGGACACAGCCTGCGCTCGGGGTTCGTCACCGAGGCGAGCCGTCAGGGCGTGTCGCTGCCGGCGATCATGCAGCTGACCGAGCACCGGGCGGTGTCGAGCGTCGTGGGGTATTTCCAAGCCGGCAATGCGCCGAACAACCCGGCGTCCCGGCTACTGGATAATTGACCCGTGTCGGGCGCCTGTCGGGCTGCTGTCGTGTTGCCGGGTCCTGCGCCTTCCTAGTCTGGGATCCCTACCCCACCGGAGTGACGCCCCATGACCACCGCGACCCCGCCCCGCCTGCTGACCACAGCCGAAGTCGGCGCCTGCATCCGCCAGTTCCGCGAGCTGCGCCATTGGTCGCAAGAGCAACTGGCCGAGATCTCGGGCTTGAACGTGCGCACCGTCCAGCGGGTCGAACAGGGCGACTCGGCCAGCTTCGACACCCGTCGCGCCCTGGCCCGCGCCTTCGACCTCAACGACATCGATGCGCTAAACAAACCCTTCTCGCTGCCCACGACCGAGGAACTGCAGGCGGCGCAAGCGCAGTTCGAGCGCGACCACATCACCCTGGCGGTGGCGCCGCTGACCACGGGCCGTCAGCTGGCCAGCCTCATCGCCTCGTGCGAGATGGACCTGTCCGAGCCAGCCTTCGAGCTGCCGCGCGAGGCGGCGGCCGAGTTCGCTGCGCTGATCGACTACTACCGTGAGTACCGCGACTGCCACGACCTGTACTCGGAAACCGACAAGCTCGACATCTACGCCGAGCTGCAGCAGCACATCGACGCGCTGCGGGTATTGGGAGTGTCGCTGTGCCACGGCCAGCGCAAGGTCGCCATCCGGATGGGCTCGGGCGCGCCGATGGACGCCACCGTCCTGTACGTCGTGGCATTCCACCTCGGCCACGAGCCGACCGAGATTGCGACCCCTAAGGCGGCGCGCATCGGCTAA